AGACAGAATAAATTACGAACCAAAGAGTGCACACTATTACAAATATCATGAAGAAGAGATTCTAAAAGATATTGAAGAATATGTCTCTGGAACATATCAAGGACATTACACAGGAAACTCACATGAGTTTCGTAAAGTCCAAACAATTGATTTGATGGCATCTAAGGATTTAGCATCTGGTTTTTGTCAGGCAAACATACTGAAATATGGAAGTAGGTATGGAAATAAAGACGGAAGAAATCAAAAGGACTTGCTAAAAGTCATACACTATGCTATGCTATTATTACACTTTGATGGACACTACAGTAAACCCCCTATGACAACAGGGAATATTGACATTAACATGCCTTAAACATAATGAATTTAAAAGAAAGAACTATGAAATTATCCGACAGTACACTAACTGTTCTTAAAAACTTTGCAGGTATTAACAACTCTATTCTAGTCAAAGAGGGTAAAAAACTTAGAACAATATCTGTTGCCAAGAATATTCTTGCAGAAGCAAATATAACAGAGGAGTTTCCTCGTGATGTTGCAATCTATGATCTTAATCAGTTTTTGAATGGATTAAGTTTACACTCAGACCCTGATTTAGATTTTACTCCTGATTCATATATCACTATTCAAGAAGGAAAGAGAAGAGTCAAATATTTTTATGCAGACCCACAAGTAATTATTGCTCCTCCTGAGAAAGAGATTACACTTCCTACAGAAGATGTGTGTTTTCAATTAGATAGCACAGCATTAGATAAGTTACTTAAAGCAGCTGCAGTTTATCAATTACCAGACTTATCTGCAATTGGTGAAAATGGTGTTGTTAAATTAGTTGTAAGAGATAAAAAGAATGATACATCTAATGAGTATGCAGTTATAGTTGGTGAAACTGATCGTGACTTCACATTTAATTTTAAGGTAGAAAATATTAAGATTATACCTGGTGCATATGATGTTGTAGTATCAAGTAAATTACTTTCTAAGTTTTCTAATACACGTTATGACTTGAAATATTACATTGCGTTAGAACCAGACTCAACTTTTGAAAGTTAGTGTATAAATAAAGTGCCTTATGGTACTTTATGCTATCAAAATACGACAAACTATCAATCCAAAGAAATCCTTATAGAGAATATTCCAAACCTCTCAAACCCAAATACAACAATTCTAAATATCATCAATTAAGAATTTACTTTCAATGTGAAAGTGATTACTTTAAAAATAAAATCAAAAAGAAAAATGAATAATGTAGGACTAGAAGTAGTTTTTTGGACAATATTATCACTTTATTTACTAACAAAATTTGGTGTGTTTAAAAAGAAATGAAACTTACAGAAGAACTTATTGACAAGATACAAGAAGCAATGCTTCATACCAATTTAAAAGGTGAAATAAATTGGAAAGATGGTGATGATATTGAAGTTCAGATTGCAGGAACGTTTGCAAAAGATAAATTTATTGTATTGAAAAACGCATCAAAAAATCCTTTTGAAAATGCTCAACCACATCCTCATTTTGACTATGAGAAGAAAGTCTTTACTAAAGATGGTAGAGAAGAATATATGAAAGAAAAAGATAATATTAAGAAAATTGATAAAAAATAATATTGTGTTATAATAAAAGTAAGATATTTTTATTATGAACATTTTTGTGACAAGTCCTGACCCTGTGGAGTCGGCACAAGTATTGCCTGACAAACACATTGTCAAGATGCCATTAGAGACTTGCCAGATGTTGGCAGTTGTCTATTCAAAGTGGTATTTCAACTGGGGTAATGATTTATTACCTAAGAAAGATGGAACACCATACAATACAGAGAAGGGTGCATTCAGAGGACATCCTTGTACTATCTGGGCAGCAAAAAGCATTGCCAATACTGCTTGGTTGATTCAACATGGTTTTGGATTACTTGAAGAGTATACACACAGATACGGTAAAATACATTCTTGTCAAACTGCAATGAATGCTGCAGAAAGAGTATTTGAAGAAAAAACAGGAAGAACATTACTATGCCACAAAGAAGCAACACCATTCGCATTTGCAGGTCCCGATGTATTTAAATATGACACAAGCATTGACACTCTTACTGCTTACAAACGTTATATATCGTCCAAACCTTGGGCTGCATCTAATTATCTTCGTGACCCATCCAAGAAACCGAATTGGTTATGAAGCACATTCTATTTGAATTAGAAGGTTGCCCTTTCCCTACATTGAATGATGAAGAGCATATAAAATTCTGTTTGTTTCATGCAGCTGAAGCATCACATTCAAAAGTTCTTAAAGTAGAAACTCAAAAGTTTGTACCACAAGGAGTTACTGGATTTGCATTACTTGCAGATAGTCATCTCAGTATTCATACTTGGCCAGAAAAAGGTGTTGCATATTGTGACATTTTTACTTGTGGTGAACAATGTAAACCAGAAAGTGCAGTAGAATATTTAAGTAAATGGTTATCATCTACAAACACTAAATCTAAATGTTATGAAAGAATTTGATTATGAACTCGATTACAAGAGACTTGATTTTACAGACGAGGAAACTCGTAAACTTTATCGTATTGGAAGGGGAGAGCAAGGAGTTCTACTGGTTCGCCCTTATACTGACGATATATGTGCTCATTGGAGATTTAAGACTCCAGAGATTGCAGTAGAATCTGCTAACCATATCTTCGGAATGTATCTTGACTATCGTGATGAAAAAGATTTCATTGGCATGGATATGTGTCGTAAGTTTCTTGAAATGGGTTTTACCAGATCAAGGAGATATGCCAATCATAGAGATGGTAAAAAGTATGATAAAGAAGGTAATGTAATACCCCAAGAAAAAGATCATGCTACTTGTCATTTTGCTGAGTCTGCTACTATATTTAAGAAAGTTAGAGACATTGTTGCAAAAAGTGAAACATATGTTAAAATGAGAAAACAATGGAGATCGGAAGAATGATTTTTTTAGCTTGCCCACCAGTTTATACTTTGCCTGGTACTTGGAATGATCCAGAGAAAATTGCAAAGTGTAATGATACTTTGATACCACATTTTACATTCAATCCTGATTTTACTTTTGGTATCTCTATTGCAGTAATCACTATCTTACTAGCAAGTTATGGAATCTATAAAGGGTTCTTTGCAAACAAAGGATTGACAGATCCTTGGGATGATCATGATGACTAAGTTAATTGAAAAAGATGATCCACAATGGTTTGCACAGACAAGTGATATACCATATGATCGTCACCACTATAAGATAGTTTGCCAAAACAAATCGTTTGTGGTAGAATCTTGGGATGAGGTTCAAGAATGGTGGTGGAATAATTGTCGTTCACCTTGGTTTGAAGGAACAGTTGTTCACGTTATTGATAAACCAAAACCAAAGAAACAATCTAAAGGTTTTAAATAATGAGTGATTTTATATGGGTTGAAAAATACAGACCCACTACAATTGATGAATGTATTCTACCAAAGGGTATCAAGAAAACTTTTCAAGATTTTGTTGAACGAGGTGAGATACCAAATATGTTATTGTCAGGTCCGCCAGGTATTGGTAAGACTACAGTAGCAAAAGCATTATGTAATCAATTAGGATCAGATTATTATGTCATTAATGGATCGGATGAAGGACGTTTTCTTGACACGGTTCGGAACAGTGCGAAGAACTTCGCATCTACAGTCTCTCTTACAAGCGAGTCGAAACATAAAGTCATCATCATTGACGAAGCAGACAATACCACTTCCGATGTACAGCTCCTTCTCAGAGCGAGTATTGAGGAGTTCTCCAAAAACTGCAGGTTTATCTTTACCTGTAATTACAAAAACAAAATTATCGACCCTTTACATAGTAGGTGTTCTGTTGTTGATTTCTCAGTTAATAAAAAAGACAAACCAACAATAGCCGCACAATTCTTTGCAAGATTAAATTCTATTCTAGAAGAAGAAAAAGTAGAGGCAGATAAGAAAGTTCTTGCAGAACTTATTAACAAACATTTTCCTGATTGGAGAAGAGTTCTTAATGAGTGTCAAAGATATGCAGTTAGTGGTAAAATAGATAGTGGTATATTAGCTGCCTTTTCAGATGTTGCTGTAAATGACCTTATTAAAAATCTTAAACAAAAAAACTTTTCTGAAGTTCGTAAATGGGTTGTCACAAACTTGGATAATGACACTTCTGTTCTATTGCGTCGTATTTACGATAGTTTATATGATTCATTGGAGCATAGCAGTATCCCTGCGGCTGTCCTTATTCTGGGAAAATATCAATTCCAGATAGCATTTGTCGCAGACCAAGAAATCAATCTTCTTGCTTGCTTAACAGAAATCATGGTAGAATGTGAATTCAAATGACTATTAAATTAATCCGTATGTGGTCTGGCGAGGATGTAATCGCCGACGTTATCGAAGAAAATGAGTACACAATTACGATGGAAAATCCAATCGTTGCTGTACCATCTCAACAACCAGGACAAATTGGATTTGCTCCTTGGTCTCCTTTACATGCTAAAGGTAAAATAACAATAACTGAAAAGTATGTTGTTTATATTGGAGAACCCCAACCAGAAATTATTGAACAATATAATTCAATGTATGGTAAGATATCAACTCCTACTAAAAAACTTATTTTGTAAACTATTGAGGTGTAAGTTAGTAAGTATTCAATAGAAAAAACTCTTGTTAGTTTTCAACTTCAAATACTCTTTACATCTCAATACTTGACAAAATATATTCTTTATATTAATATAAAATATATTAGTATCCAACTAGAAAAACTCTTGTTAGTTTTCATACCTTAATACTTAAAATGAAATTATTTACAGCAGATGTTGGTGGAGGAAGACTCCACTGTTATGATAGTGAAAACAATATCACATATCTTAAAAGAGATGAAATAGATTTAATTAATCTTAATATACCAAATATAGAAGATGGTGATACTCTTGTCATAGAGGATGCTCATCTTCGTGAGAGAGTTAAAGATGGATATAGTTTAGCACATGTATTTCATATTGATCAGTTATGGACTCTATATGAAAATGCTAAAAGAAAAGGAATTACAATACTCTTATTTCCACACAAGAAAAGTCCAGTGGTGAGAAAACTTATGGGATTTGATCCAGAATATAGGAAGAGTAATAATGTCTTTATGAAACAATATAACATGTCCACTGATGAAGCAGACATTCGTTCATTGGCAAATTTTCTTAAAAAAGATCCAGAGGCATTTAAACGTTTAAAAAAATTTAAACCAATTACGCAAGAAGAATATCAAAAACGAAATAAACATAAGTTTGATTTTATAAAAGAATGTAATCAAGATCTTAATATTGCTAGAACGCAAGGTTATGGTTTTGATAATTACTATGATTATAACGATGCAATAACTCAGTTTATTAACAATCAAAAATATCAACTTGCTGATCGTTTATCAGGTAATGGAATATTTGATTTAAATTCTGATAGTAAATTTACTGGTGAAGAATTAATGGCAGCTGTTGGACTTAATTATAGTAAGACTAAACAAGGAAAATTAAATGCATTAAAATCAGAGAGTCGTTTATATACATTAATAGCATCTATTTTAAGACCTAATGGTGAACTACGTAAACGTGGGTTTCCACCTGGTCACAAGTATGAAAATCAAAAAATGAATGTTACTTGGAAATGGAGTAAAGAAAACTATTTTGGTTGCAAATCATTTCATGAAAAAGGTGGTGTTGCATCATCTAATTATAAACAACATATGAGACCAGGCATTTCTGAATTTCCAACAAAGTCTTTATCAATTAATGCTGATTCTGTTGAAATTAAATGGTTTAAAGACGAAAGAGCAAAAGCAGATAAAAAAACACAATGTATATGGTACATTCTACATGAGATGATTGTTGAAGATGGTCTTCGTTAGTATTCATACGATAACACTCTTGTAAGTGTTCATGGTCAAATACTCAACTATCTTCAAATATTATTTTTTATTATTATGACTAAATCTTTTACAAAACTGAAACATCAAGTGAAATCAAGTCGATACTACATCTTTTGGGGTGCTGCTACTATCGCAGTTATGGCAGGTCAAATCTATGTTGGTAATGGATATCGTAAAATGTCAGAAACAGTTGGAGATCTTACTGAAATGCTTGAGATTAAAATGGAATTAGAATTATTAGAGAAAAAAAGAAATCCATATGGAATTATGCCACTATATGTCAACTAAATCTCTTAAAACTCCACTCAGATATCCTGGCGGTAAATCAAAAGCAATTAAAACTTTATCACAGTGGTATCCTAAAATTATATCAGAATATCGTGAACCATTTATTGGTGGTGGTTCAATTGCGATTGACGTAACTAAATCAAATCCAGATATACCAATTTGGATAAATGATTTGTATGTTCCCTTATATAATTTTTGGGTGCAACTTAGAGATCGTGGTGAGGAATTATCTGAAAGAGTTCGTGAAGAAAAACAGAATACTCTTGATGAAGGTGATACAGAAAAAGTAACTGCAAAAGCGAAAGAATTATTTAATGAATATAAGGAAGAAATTGATAAGTATACTGACTTGGAAAGAGCAGTTGCATTTTTTATTATAAACAAATGTAGTTACTCTGGTTTAACAGAGAATAGCACATTTTCACCAACAGCATCTAATTCTAACTTCTCATTAGTTGGTGCTGATAAGTTAAAAGAGTTTTCAAAATTAATTCAACATTGGAAGATTACAAATATTGATTACTCAGAGGTTATGAATGCAGATGGTAGTGATAGTACATTTGTATTTCTTGATCCTCCATATGACATTAAAGATTTTTTATATGGTAAGAATCGTGAAATGCATAAATCATTTGACCATGATTTGTTTGCAGAAAATGTTTATAAATGCAAACATAATTTTATGATTACCTATAATGTAAATCATCGTTTGATGCAAATGTATGCACAATATGAATTAAACTTTTGGAATCTCAGATATTCGATGGTTCATAGGGGAGATAAAGGAACTGAAGAAAATGTTAAACAAGAATTATTAATAACTAACTATAACATAAACCCAGTTACACCAATAGAAGAATTACTAACTACATGACAGAATTCATTCAAAGACATATCGGTATTACCGAAACAGAACAGACTCAAATGCTAAATGATTTGGGTCTTTCTTCGTTAGAAGAATTAGTAAGGGATGTAGTACCAACATCAATCTTACTTCGTGGTGATGATAATTTACCAGAACCTTGTAGTGAACAACAGGCACTTGAAGAATTAAAAGAAATCGCAGAACATAATATTGTAAGGAGAACTTTGATTGGTCAAGGATATTATGGAACAATTACACCACCAGTTATCTTAAGAAATGTATTTGAAAATCCTGCATGGTATACATCATATACACCATATCAGGCAGAGATATCGCAGGGCAGATTAGAAGCACTATTCAACTATCAAACACTGATTACAGAACTCACTGGACTTCCAGTTGCAAACGCATCTCTATTAGATGAAGGAACTGCGGCTGCGGAGGCGATGTTACTTGCACATAGTCAAAGTAAGAAAAAAGATTTTATAGTTGATGATAAAATATTTCCACAGACATTAGAGGTATTACTTACAAGAGCAGAACCATTAGGTATCAATATAATTAAAGTTGATGTAGATGAACTTGTAGATTTAGAATCATTAGAAAATGCATTTGGTCTTATACTTCAATATCCAAATAATTATGGTGCATTAAAATATAATGATGGATTTATGAGATGTGCCGAAGCATATAAATGTATGAAGATTGCAATCGTAGACCCATTGTGTCAGGTGTTAATGAAACCTGTAGGAGAGATGGGATTTGATATTGCAGTTGGTAGTATGCAAAGGTTTGGTATTCCTATGGGTTTTGGAGGACCTCATGCAGCGTTTTTTGCAATAAGTGAGAAATATAAACGTAAAATTCCTGGCAGAATTGTAGGGCAGTCGGTAGATAGTCAAGGTAATAAAGCACTACGGTTAGCATTACAAACAAGGGAACAACACATAAGACGAGACAAAGCAACATCCAATATATGCACTGCTCAAGCACTCCTCGCAAATATGGCAGGTTTTTACGCTGCTTACCACGGTGCGGAAGGTCTGAAAAAAATAGCAACCAGAGTATTAAGATATAGGCAAACGTTATTATTAGCATTAAAATGGTGCGGTCTAGAAGTTGATGAATCAGAGGGATTTGATACTGTAAGATTTAAGGGTAAAAAAACTATACAAGATTTTAATGTTCGTTATGAAGATGGTTGGACTATTTTATCATTAGATGAACTTACAACTCTAGAAGAAATATTATTAATTGTTCATTCACAGTATGATGATATTCCTTTTAAGATTACTGATATTAGTAAAAAGTATGAATGGTTTTCTACACCAATAAGAAAGAAACCTTGGTTGCAACAAGAAGTATTTACTAAGTATCAAAGTGAAACTAACATGATGAGATATATTAATGAGTTAGTATCTAAAGATTTTTCATTAGTGAATGGTATGATGCCACTTGGAAGTTGCACAATGAAATTAAATGCAGCATCAGAGTTGATGCCAGTGA